TCGACGAAATCGCTCATTTCCCATACCTCTCCCGAATGTTGACCTCTGCCGCAAGAGGTAGCCCTGCCGCCCACGCGGGGGGTGCCACCATTACGGCTTCAAGCTGCGCAGCGGCAGCCTCTACATCGTCCGCCTCCAGCACGATTTCGTCATGAACATGCAGCACGACCCTATGACCGGCGTCGTCAAGGCGGCGTAGCGCGTCGCGCAACAGGTCGTTCGCGACCGCCTGGACGATGTTCTCGCAGGCCAGCCCGTGCCACAGCCGCGCGCGCGGCCACTCCTTCGCGTCCTGCGCAGGCTTCCACGCCGCCTTGGCGTAGGTGATGCCGTCGCGCTCGAAGCGGGCGTGAGGATAGCACAGCACCCGGCCCGACGGCAGGGCATACCACAGGTGTTGGCGATCGTAGAGATATGTCACCCGCCCGGCGGTGAACTCATGCCCCGGCTGGCGCATGGCGATCGTGTAGGCCCGCTCCAGTGCGGACCACTGCTCGACCGCCCACGGGTTCGCCCGACGCCACGCCTCGACCATGCGGCGCGACTGCGCCTCGGGCAGGACGACGCCGTAGACCCGGCCCATGGCGTTGAACGCACCGACCGACCCGCCGAACCCGCAGTTATGGACGATTAGCGGGCCTTGCGATGTCACCACCGTGAACCGGTTTCTAGGCCCCGCATGTGCAATGTCGTAGACGCGCCTCAAGGGCATCGCATCGGGCTTGCAGGTCTTGGACTGACCGCTTGTTCCGACTGTTGGCCCGGTGGGTGATGAACCGCAAATTGCCGGGTTCGTAACCCTTGTCCACGTCGATGCGATCCAGTTCGAGACGAGGCTCATCCCACCCCTCAAGCGTGAGGACATACCGCAAGAAGGCGGCTTTGTCTGATCGCCACGGCTCATAGACGACGATGCCTCGTGCGCCGTAGTTGGCGTAGCCCGCGTCCTTCGGATTGTGGCAGCGGTTTTTGCAGGCTGACAGGCGGTTGAGAAGTCGCCGCCGGTGGTCGTCATCCGGGCAGGCGTCTGCGTACTTGAAGTAGTCTTTTCGCCAGTAGCCAGATGCTTTCTTGGCGCAGGTGTTGCACCGAGTGGATGCGCCTTTGCGCAGGTTGTAGATGTAGACGGCGTGGGGTTCTGCGCCACATGAACATTGGACAGACACCATGCGCCGCGTGTCAAGCGTATCTGTCGACCCCACGACGGTGAGTTCGCCAAACCTGTCTCCAACGCTTGGGTCTGGTATTTGCTGCACGAAAGTACCGTCTTCGCGTCGAGCCACTCCGACTTGACCAGCAACAGATGGTCCTCCGTGACGGACATTCCGCACACGCTGATAGTCGGCTTCACGCCCCGGCTCACTACACCCTGGTGGCTTACCCATTGTTCTCCGTCCCATAGCAAATCGCTCAACCGAACGTCCACTATAGCCTTAAGTCCGCCGTTAGTCCACACTAACGTGTCTTCGGCTATGCAGGCCAGCTCTTGAACCTTGCCGACCTGACGCTGCGCGTCGTCGACGTCAGGCACCGCGACGCCGAACGTGGCGCTGGCGTTGACCTTGTAGATGTCCTCGCCCGTGCGGAACAGGTCCAGCTTGGCGTCGCCAGCGGCGCAGCTCGACAGCCACGGGTTCACCCGTGCCTCGATCGCCGACCAGTCCGCCGTCACCAGCCTGCTACCGGGCGCGGCCACCAGCGACGGGCGCAGCATCCCCTTGAGCACGTCGGTCACCCGCTTGCCGTAGGTCGGCACGATCTGGTGGCCACGCACCATGGCGTGCCGCACCGCCTCGGGATCCTTGGCCGTCTTGCGTGCGAAATTATGCAATTGGGCCCCATAACTGGAGGCCCTACCTGTAGCCGCGCCGCCAGCGAACACGAACACGCCGCGCACCCGGTGGTCCTCCTCGTCGGCCAGGTCCGCCATGCGCGCGAACTTGGCGACGCTCGACGCCCACAGGTCGTCGGCGCACTGGACGACGTCGGCCACGTTGGCGGGCACCTCGTCAGGGTTCTCCTCGGCCAGCACCAGCAGCGAGGCCCGCACGTTCTTGTCGATCGACCGCTTGGTTTCTTCGCCCTTGGTCACCGTCATCAGGTCGCGCGCCTGCGGCCCGACCCGTTTCCACACCCAATCCCGCATCCGAGGGCTGCGCACGGACGCGACGGCACCCTTGGTGACCGAGACGACCAGCGCCTGTATCTCCTCCAGCTCGGCAGCGGCGTAGACCTGCGCGGCCTTGGCCAGCGGCACGTCGACCAGCACGCCGTGATCGTTGATGCGTTCGTTGACGTGGTAGTCGGCCAGTTCGGCGTCGGACAGTTCCCGCATCCCTTGCGAGATCGCCCGCATCGCGCGGACGTCGCGCTCGCAATACTCGATCAGCGCGGTCATCAGGGTGGCGTCGTTGTTGAACGAGCCGTCAGGGCGGGGGATGCACAGCGCGCGCACCAGTTGGCTGCCCCGGTGGTCCTTGCGCATCGCTGCGCCGGCGAAGCGGCCTGCGTCCTCCAGCGAGCCGGGCGCGCAGTTGGCGCGGGCCTGCGTGGCGGTGCAGTAGAACTGCTCCAGAGCGAAGTTGATCTGGAGAACATACCAGAACACCAGCCGCTCGAACGCGGCGTTGTGCGCGCGGATCTGGCCGGTGTGGTTGCGCACCTCGTCAGGAAACGGCTGACCGGGCAGCCAAGTCTGCACCTCGTCATCGTCGAACGCCCACGACATGCACAGCACGTCGGTCGACGGGTCACGGGCGTAGTTGTAGACGCCGTGCGCCTTGAGATCGCAGCGGCTGCGCGTCTCGAAGTCGCAGTAGAGCACACTACTCATGGCCGTATCTCGTGGCGCGACCTTTGCGCAAGGCGTTGTGCCGCGCGGGCGTCATCCACGTCCCGTGAGCTACCGCGTCAAGAATGTTTTCGCTTCTCGTTCCCCAGCACAGGTTTACCAGCCGGTTATCTGACGGAATGCCGTTCAAATGGCGGCACTCGTGCTTCGGCGGCGGCGGGCCGACAAACGCCAACAAGACTAGCTTGTGAACGCACTGAGAGTTGCCTCGCCCGAGCGCGACCGACAGGTGGCCCATAGGCATACGCCCTGGGCGCAGCGGACGACCCTCGGCGCGCTGCCGATAAGACATGACGTTGCCTGCGTCGCTGACCTGATACTGCCCTTCGTATCCGGGCACGTCTTTCCACTGTTCTGTCATGTGATTGGTCGCGGATCGCGGGCCGACCCGGAGGCCGACCCGCTCTCGCGTCTCTTAGCCAGCACGCCGACGACGGGTCGGCGCGGCTTCTTCCTCGACGGCTTCCTCGTCCTCGCCGCCCGGCTCCTTGTCCATAGCGACCCACTCCACGACGTCGAAGACCGGCGTGAAGATGCGACCGTAGGACTTGTGCTGGTAGTGCTCTTTCTTAAGCAGCACGACCGGCACAGGCTTGGACGGATCCTTCTCGACCTGCGCCGCGATGGCGAGGCCGAGCGCGGTCAGGGCCTTTTTGCCCCCGACCGAGGTGGCCGAGTAGCGGGCGTTGATGCCTGCGTCCTCGCCCGAGATGCACTTCACGGACGCGCCGATCTGCACCTCCCAGCCCTTGGCGCAGCCGTCCGGCACGGGGCCGTGCTCGGGCAGCGGGGCCGTCACCGGACCCATGGCCTCGCCAAGCACCTCGCCGTTGCCCCAGGCGATGAAGCCGTGAACGAACGAGAAGGGGTTGACGGCCCACTTGCTGTCCGGCTCGACCTCGGTCTGGTCGGAGCCGAAGACCCAGTGGCCGGTCTTGTCCATCTTGAGGATGATACCGCCAGCACCCGTCTCGACGGTGGCCTCGACCCGGCGCAGGGCCGAGGTCAGGTCGCCGACGGAAGGAAGGCCCGCGTTGCCGAATACAGTCAGATTTGTCATTGTCTTTATCCTAGCTTGTTAAGGGCGGCAGAAAGTTGACGCCCGATCTGGACCACCGCAGGGCGGGGGTCCGTGTCCACCGCGAGGGTGGACCCCGACGATACCGCGACAACCATGTCAGAAGGAAGGTCGATCTTGTGCTTCTTGAGCACCTTCTCGGCCTGCGCCACCGACAGCAGTTCGGTCTTGGTCACGTCAGTCTTGGCCAGGCCAAGCCCGATCAGCGCGTCTTGCGCCGTCGCGGGGTCAGCCCAATGTCTCGTTGCGCGCTTGGCGACCAGCTTGTAGCCGGGCACCGGCACGTCGTTCTCCAGCATCTGATGCGCCAGAGCGCGACACTGCGCAAGGAAGTCTTCGATCTCGGGCGCAGCGGCGAGGTAGGTCGCCAGCTTGTCGACGTCGATCGTTTGCATCGCGTCCCGCTTCATGCGGTCCAGCGCGCCGGTCTTGATCGGGCAGACCGGCTTGGCCGTGCACCACTTGCACCAGTCGCCCGACTTGATCGGCGCGTCAGGCAGGCGCGAGGCACTGACGGCGCGGGCCAGCTCGCGCTCGAACTTGAGGATCCGCTCGACCGTGGTCGTCCAGGTGCGCAGGTACGGCGGTTGGATGATGACGCACTCGACCTCGGTGACGTCCTTGAACGCCCACGCACAGGACGGCGTGCGCATGGCAGCCGCAGCGTAGAACAGGAGCTGCTCGCTCTCCTCGGCCTCGACCATGACGCCGTCGCCGAACTTCCAGTCGAGGATCACGGCCTTGCCGTCCAGCCGACCGACGACGTCGGACGAGCCGAACACGCCGGGCAGGAACTCACCGAAGTCCACGGTCTGCTCGACCTCAAACTCCATCAGCGCCAGCGGGTCGTAGTCGGCCAGCAGGGCCAGCGCCGGCTTGAGCTTGCGCTCCAGCAGTTCGTCGGTCAGCGTCAGGCCGTGCGCCTCAAAGCCGACCATGTCCTCGGGGGCGCAGCCGGTGTCCATCACGATGGCTATCGCCTCGTGCAGCAGGCTGCCCTCGTTGGCGTAGCTGGAGCCTTCCTGCTGCGGCATGGTGGCCACCAGCGCCACCGAGCCGGGGCAGTTGATGACGCGCTTGGCGGTCGAGCCGCCGACGATCTTCGAGTGGTTCATGTGATTGTCTCTCCTTGTTGACGCCACACTGGCTGCAATGAAAAGTGTTGTCAATGGAAATCGGATGTGTATGGTCGAGCGATGTTGGAGCGTGACGTCGAGGCGTATTTCAGGAAGGCGGTCGCCGCGCAAGGCGGTGTCGCCTTCAAGTTCGTCAGCCCGTCGCACCGTGGCGTCTCCGACCGGATCGTCTGTCTGCACGGGCAGACGTGGTTCGTGGAGTTGAAGCAGCCTGGCGGACGGCTGTCGCCGTTGCAAAAGGTATTCGCCGCCGAGATGGAGCGGCTCGGGCAGAACTACACGGTTCTGTCTAGCAAGAGGGAGATAGACGAGTGGCTGAGTGGGAGGAAGACAGAGTGAGCTACATGATAGCCCTGCGCCACAAAGGCTGGACCTGCACGCAGATCGGCGCGGCTATGGGCGTGAGCCGTAACGCGATCATCGGCAAGCTGGACCGGCTTAACCTGATCCGCCGCCGGACCGACCGCCCGGTGCAGAAGGACACGGCGTTCGAGCCGACGCGCCAGCCGTCACCGCCGCGCAAGTTCAGTTGGCAGGCATGACCGCATACTACAACGAGTTTGACCCGTTCGCGGCGGCGTGGCTGCGCGAGCTTATCAAGGCCGGACACATCGCACCGGGCGATGTCGACGACCGCAGCATCAAGGACGTGAAAGCCGATGACCTTCGTGGTTACACCCAATGCCACTTCTTCGCCGGGATCGGCGTCTGGAGCCACGCCCTGCGCAGCGCCGGGTGGAGTGACGAGCGTCCGGTTTGGACCGGTTCGTGCCCATGTCAGCCGTTCAGCGCCGCCGGCAAGGGCGGAGGCTTCGACGACGAGCGACACCTCTGGCCCGACTTCTTCCGCCTCATCGCGGAGTGCCGCCCTGACACAGTCCTTGGCGAACAGGTTGCAAGTAAGGACGGCCTCGGTTGGCTCGACCTTGTATACGCTGACCTGGAAGGAGCGGACTACGCCGTCGGGGCGGTCGATACCTGCGCTGCGGGCTTCGGCGCGCCGCACATCCGACAGCGGCTCTACTGGACAGCCGTGGCCGACGCCGACGACGCGCGACTGGAAGGACGGCTCGCGGAACGACAACGTGCCGGAGAACGCGCTGTTGGGCCGAGCGGTATGGCAGGCGGGCTGGCCGACACCTCAGTGCGCGGACGACAACAACAGCAGGATGCCAGCCGACCGGACGCTGGCGTTTGCGGAGCAGCGCCTGACGCGCAAGAACAAGTGCAGCAATCTGGCGCAGACGGCGCAGGGGGCTTTGCAGGGTTGGGAGACAGGCCCGGCCCGACTAACGGCATCTGGCGAGATGCTGACTGGCTCGGATGCCGGGATGGAAAGTGGAGGCCAGTTGAACCCGGCACATTCCCGCTGGCTCATGGG